AGGTGCCTTTCTGAGAATTAAACTTATAAGTATAAATTTCAGAATTCATTGTAAGAAGACTCGGAGACGAGTAGTTCTCCAAGAGAAAGTCCAAAGCCAACAAGCTTCATTTCATCGAGCCAGTACTTATAAAATTCAGGAGGTCCTCTAAAAAGGATATCATCTCCATTTACAAGAACAGGTAGATCATATAAAGCTATGTTCCTTCCAGTAAACTTTTCTAGAGCACACCAGTAGGGAATGAGATTCACACAACAAAGGATATAGAAAGAATGTATAGAACCCATTAGTTGGCCGTTAGTTTGAAGAAACGGATCTAAATCGTGGTTTACATTATATATATCTGGATAATGCATAAGTTGAGGATATATCGCTGAGCGCAAGATCTCAAGGACTTTATCGTAAAGTGGGTCAATGACTCCATCTTCGTCAATTTCCATATTGAAATGCTTCAGCGTAGCTTCAAAAGCTTCAAATGTCCAAAACTTATTAACAGTATCACTCGCTTGTGAATAGTCACCAGACCAGAAAGGAGTACCTTCAAAATTTAGATTTAGTTTGCGTTCGCGTTCAACTAATGAATACAGATCACCCGTGTTCATTGGTCGTCCGGTACATGCGAAACAAGGAAAATTTTGAAGATAGTTCCAGCATTCTTTTTGCCAGAACTTACCGACCCAATATCGGAGAGAGTTACCTTTAGTAACAAGTCGAACCTTAAGAGGATTGAACACTGGTGCCGCCATGACATCAATGGACTTATCCAAATAAGCGATTTCAACTGCCTCTTCGAAAGTTGGAGCCTTAAGCCCTTTAATCTTAAAGAAAGAAGATGCTGAGATTGGGACATCAATGTCCTCCTCGGTATTACCAAGAACGGCACGAATGAATTCTCGAGCTCCACCTTCAGATCTTTTAGATTCAAAAGAAGCTGACTGACTAGCCTCATATAACCTAGCTGGATTAGGTTCGAAGTATTTCCAGAATCGATTAAAATAATCGTTCCCGTTTGATCTATAAGAAGGAGTCGTGTCAGTGACGGTACGAGATAAGACGGCTTTATGTTTTAACATAGTAGCACGAACATAGGATTTGGGAGCGGGTAGACATACGGTTTTAACACCATATAGATACGTCGCAAACAACCTCAAATTGTTCTTGGACTGACGTCCAAGTCTTAACTTAATCATCTCTTTCACTGCACCTGAGAACACAAGGGGAGAATAACCTAGATATTCTGGGGATTTGGGATCAAACGACTTGTTGTAAGGGAGAGGTTCAATTACATAGTCCCCTTTGGGTCTAGTTAACTGAACGTATCTCGCCATAGGCCAAGCCGTGATAAACTTCGCAAGGGTCACGAATGACTCTTTTGGCCACATACACACTCTCCTCACAAAGGAGAGCAAGCTATCTATATAGCAAAATGAAGAGAGAACTGGTATCGAATCAAGGAGTGTTTCATAAACTCCGCGGGCCAAGTAAAGCCCAGATATATAGTTTTCTTCAAGGTGCACGGAGGTTTCCAAGCCTCCAGAAGTGTCCTTCAAACCGAGCCGTAAGCCATACTCTTGTAAAAGAGATTTGACTGACTTGGTTACTTTCAATGAAGAACCCTTTAGGTGTTTAATTAACTCATCCACGATTCTGACAACCGTCGGTCTCGATACTTGTTTATCGATAACTTTATTATTGAATAATAGAGGGTATTGC